TATAAAACAAGGGATAAAAATGACTAAAAACTTACTAAAGCAAATTATGATTAAGAAAGATGAACCAATACATAACGACGATACTGGGTATACAGAAGGTTTGGTAGATGCTATTCAGCAAGGATATGTTGCTGACATTAAACCAAAGTTTACCAAAAAATATTCTTTCTCTCCATCTGGATTGGCTTGGGGTTCTGGAGAGTGTGCTCGTTTCTGGTATCTTGCATTTGATGGAGCAGTATTTTATGACAATGCAGATCCGTATGGAGTAGCAAACAGAAACAGTGGTACATTAAGCCACGATAGAATTCAAGATGCAATGATTAGTGCAGACATCCTTGATAAAACTATGGAGTTTGAGACAGAAAGAAAATACGGCAAACAAAAGCATCCTGCATTAGAGTTTACAGTTAAAGCAGACGATCCGCCAATCTTTGGTTATGGCGATGTTATGCTTGATTATAAAGGACAGTCTATTCTTGGTGAAATTAAAACAATGCCAAATGATGGTTTCGAATATAAAAAAGCAAGTAGAAAACCTAAAGGTGGACACTTAATGCAGTTGCTTATTTATATGAAAATATTAAAAAAAGACAAAGGCGTTTTAATTTATGAAAACAAAAACAATCATGAACTATTAACTTTACCAGTACGTGTTAATGATGAATATCGTAAATGGATTGATTACGCATTTGACTGGATGAGACAAGTTCGTAAGGCTTGGACAGATAGAGACATTCCAGTTAAAACATATAGGTCTAACTCTAAAATCTGTAAAGGTTGCCCTATTCAAAAAGCCTGTGCAGAGGCAGAAGTAGGGGTTCTTAAAATCAAACCTCTTGAGGGGCTTAGTGAAACTTTGTGAAAAGTGCAATAATGCATTTAACCCCAATGTAAGTTATCAAATTTACTGCGGGGTAAAGTGTAGAGACGCTGCCACAAAAGATAAAATTGTAGAACGATATCAAATAACAAAAAGACAAAAACGAATTGGCAAAGTTAGAAAATGTTTTGGTGGGTGTGGTCAACAACTATCTATCTACAATGACTCTGGATTTTGCTCTAACTGCAATGTAAGTAAAAAAGAAGTAGACAAGATGCTAAAACAAATAAAAGGATTTTTTGACTATGAGCAAGAATAAATGGGGCATAGAGATTCAGCCTAAAAACATTTGTGCTATTGATGCTAGTACTAATAGTCTTGCATTTGCTTTTTATGTAAACAAAAACCTTGGAGATATTGGTAAAATAAAATTTGAAGGTAATGATATTTATGATAAGGTCGCTGATGCTTGTAAAAAATCTAAGGCTTTGTTTGAATATTTTAAATCAGTAGATGCAATTGTTATTGAACATACCGTCTACATGAACAGTCCTAAAACTGCTGCAGATTTAGCGTTGGTCCAGGGTGCGCTGCTTGGGGCTGCTAGTTTGTCTGGCATTGAGTCTTTTGGAAAGGTCTCACCAATTACCTGGCAAAATTATTTAGGTAATAAAAAGTTAACAAAAGAAGAACAGTTAGTTCTTAGATCTCAAAATCCTGGCAAGTCAGATTCCTGGTATAAAACATTTGAACGGCAGTTTAGAAAAGAAAGGACAATGAAACTAATTGAAATCATTTATGATAAAACTATTAGCGACAATGACGTTGCTGACGCTTGTGGTATCGGTCATTGGGCTATTAATAATTGGAATAAAGCAATAGGAGTTGACAAATAGTACTATGAGTGGTAAACTGTATAAGTCAGAGGTTTGGTTACGTAAGAGATATCTTATGGATAAAAAATCTCCAGAGGATATTGCCAAAGAATGCGGGGCAAGCATAGAAACTATCTATGTTTATCTTGCTAAATTCGGATTAAGGAAATCAAAAAGATGAAGTTAGAACCAGTGTATAAAGATGTAAAAGATTTTAAGTGTGATGATTTATATCTTCATTCTATTGGTGCGCCTTCTGGTACACAAATTTGGGCAACCTGTCATTCAATTGCACAAATGTTAGTTGATAAAAATATTGCATATGGGGATTCTGCTTTAGATCCTGTTAGAATTTTTAGCAAGGCAGATCCAGTAGAACAACTTAGAGTTAGAATTGATGACAAATTAAGCAGACTTATGAAAGGGACAGACTATGTTGGAGACAACGACATAGATGATCTTATTGGATATTTAGTATTGCTTAAAATAGCAAAGGAAAAAAATGACAACTGAAGCAGATTTAATACAACATCTTGATGAAGTAAATAAGGTTGTAGCAGAATACCTTAAAGGTCAAGATCCAACTAAAATATCTAAAGAGTTGGACATTCCACGTACTCGTGTTGTTGCATTAATTAATGAGTGGAAAGTGATGGCATCTGCTAATGATGCAATTCGTGCTCGTGCTAAAGAGGCTCTTGCTGCAGCAGATACACATTATAGTAAACTTATCTCTAAATCCTATGAAGTTATTGATGAAGCATCAATAACAAATAATCTTAGCGCAAAGACTCAAGCAATTAAGTTGGTTATGGATATTGAAAAATCTAGAATTGAGATGTTGCAAAAGGCTGGTTTGTTAGAAAACAAAGAACTTGCAGAAGAGATGGTTCAAATTGAAAGACGTCAAGAAGTCCTAGTTGAAATTCTTAGGGAGATTGCTTCAACACACCCAGAGGTTCGTGATTTAATTATGCAACGTCTTTCTCAAATTGCCAAAGAAGGAGAAGTGATTACAATTGTCCACGATGTTCAATGATTTTCTTGAAGTATTAAAAGAAAACCATTTTGAAGAAAAGCCAGTAGACGCTAAAACATTTGTTGAGTCTTCTGACTATTTGGGGCAACCACCATTATCTGCAATTCAATATGACATTGTAGAGGCAATGAGCCAGGTATATAAAAAAGAAGACTTGCAGGAACTATATGGATCTGTAGAAGGAGCAAGATACTATGAAAAATACACAAAAAACGAAATTATCCTACAGTTGGGCAAAGGTTCTGGTAAAGATTTCACCTCTACTGTTGCTTGCGCTTATATTGTTTATAAGTTATTATGTCTCAAAGATCCTGCAAGATATTTCGGAAAACCAAGTGGAGATGCAATAGATCTAATTAACGTTGCTATTAACGCACAACAGGCTAAAAACGTTTTCTTTAAAGGATTTAAAACAAAGATTGAAAAATCACCTTGGTTTGCAGGTAAGTATAATGCAAAGGCTGATAGCGTTGAGTTTGATAAATCAATTACCGTTTACTCTGGTCACTCAGAAAGAGAGTCACATGAAGGTTTGAACTTGTTGCTTGCTGTGCTTGATGAAATTTCTGGTTTTGCATCCGAAGTTGGCACTGGTAACGAACAAGGTAAGACTGCAGAAAATATTTATAAAGCATTCCGTGGCTCTGTAGATTCTCGTTTCCCAGATCTTGGTAAAGTAGTTTTACTTTCATTTCCTCGTTATCAAGGAGACTTTATTTCTAAAAGATATGACGACGTAATTGCAGAAAAAGAAACGGTAGAAAAAAAACACATTTTTATTATGAATGAAAATTTGCCACACGACGATCCAAACAATCAATTTGAAATTAATTGGGAAGAAGATGACATAGTTTCATACAAAGTTCCAAAAATTTTAGCCCTTAAAAGACCAACATGGGAAGTAAACCCTACTCGTAAAATAGATGATTTTAAATTAGCATTTTATACAGACTTAGGTGATGCGATGATGCGTTTTGCTTGTGTTCCAACCTTTGCATCTGATGCATTTTTTAAACAAAAAGAAAAATTAGAAAAATGTATGAATACTAGAAATCCACTAGACTCATTTAGAAGGTTTGATGAAACCTTTAAAGCAGATCCAGAAAAAGTGTATTATATTCATGCTGATCTTGCACAAAAACATGACAAGTGTGCCGTTGCTATTGCACATGTTGACAAGTGGGTTAATATTCAGGTTATAAAAGATTATGAGCAGGTAGCACCAATTGTAGTTGTTGATGCCGTTGCCTGGTGGGAGCCAAGAGCAGAGGGACCAGTTAATCTGTCAGAAGTAAAGCAATGGATTATTAATTTACGTAGAGAAGGTTTTAATATTGGCATGGTTTCTTTTGACCGTTGGCAATCATTTGATATTCAAAATGAATTACAAGCCGTTGGAATTAGAACAGAGACCGTATCTGTTGCTAAAAAACATTATGAAGATTTAGCAATGATGATTTATGAAGAGCGTGTCGCCATACCTATGATTCCGATATTGTTAGAAGAAATGTCAGAATTAAAAATAATGAAGGGTAACAGGGTTGATCATCCTCGTAAAAAATCAAAGGACTTAGCCGATGCTGTTTGTGGAGCGGTATTTGGGGCGATATCTCATACACAAAAGACTAATAATACAGAAATAGATGTCCACACATGGAGTTCTGCAACACGACTTGCGGAGAAGCAGCAAGGTATGGTAGAATTAGGTAATCGAGAAATGCCTGACGACGTTAAGGATTTCTTAGATAAACTTAACTTAATATAAAACAAACAAGGAGAAAAATGAATTCATTCAAGAAAATTGCTATTGTCATTGCTGCAGCCTTGACTAGCACTACACTTGTCGCTACGCCAGCAAACGCTGCTCCGACAATTGTAAATACAACAATGTACGACACCACAAACGGTGTTCAGGTTATTGGTGGTTTTGCAACTCTTACAATTAATACAGACACAAGCACGGTAGCAACTGTTACCCTGTCTGGTGTAGGTTCAATTGTATCTGCATCTGCAGGATCAAACACTACACTATTAACGCCAGTTAATGGTTATTATCAAATTACAACTAGCAACGTAGGCGCAGGAGTTTCAACTCTTATTATTTCAAGCCCTACTGCTGGTACATCTACTGTAACAGTTACTCCAATTACTGCAGGCACTGGAATTCCAGGAACACCAGTAGTTAAAACAGTTACATGGACATCTTCTGGAACATTGGCGGTATCTTCGTCATATACAACAGTTTATTCTGCGGTAGGAGTTGCTGCACCAGATGCAACAACTAATGCTGTAGCAATTGTTGCTCCAAAGGCTGTTCAGTCAGCAGCAGCAAATGCCATTGCTAATATTCTTGTAGCACCAAAAGACGGAAACAATAATGCCATTACAAATGGAACATTAACAGTTACCGTTGCTGGTCCAGGAATGATTGGTCTTGGTACAACACAGGCTAACGCAGCCCTACAAGGTCGTGCTGTTACTGGAACTGCTGGACAATACTTTGTAAATGTATTTGGAGATGGTACATCAGGAACATCAACAATTACCATTTCAAGTGGTTCTACAGTCTTAGCAACTAAGACAATTATTTTTGCTGGAGATGCTGCAACTTATACCGCAACAAAAGGTTTTTCAGTCTACCGTGTTGGATCTAACGGAACTGATGGATCTTCAACATCTTACGGTGTTGCAGTTGCAGTAAAAGATGCAAACAATAATCCAGTATCTAACGGAACTACAGTTTATGCTACATCAGCATCTACATCTGTAGCAACAGTATCTGCTTCAACAACAACTACTAACGGAGTAGCATATTTTGCTATAAACGGAGTTGCTACTGGAGATGTTGCAATTACATTTGCTAATGCAACAACAACTCCTACAGTTTCAACAAACGCAGTCGTTACGGTTGGAAGTTCTGTAGCATCATCTGTTACTTTAGCATTTGATAAAACATCTTATGTTAATGGAGAAAAGGTTCAACTTACTTTGAAAGCATTAGATGCTTCAGGTAAACCAATCTCAGATATTGCTGCAAGCGGTTCTTCATATACCGACTTACTTTCAGCAGACGTAATTTCATCTACCCAATTGGGTGGAGCAACATTGGTTGGATCTAAGACTCCAACGTTTGTTGGTGGAGTTGCAACATGGAACCTATATGCTCCATTATCTGCTGGTCCATTCACAGTTACAGGTACAACTGGTACTGCTTCTGGGCTTGCTTTATCAGCACAAAAGGTTGTCTTATCAACAACAGCAAATGTATTAGATGCTAATGCTGCTGCAAATGCAGCATTATTGGCACAACTTGATGCATTAAATGCAAAGATCGTGGCTCTAAATGCTCTTATCGCTAAGATCATGAAGAAGTTAAAAATTAAGTAATAACTTAACTTAAATTAGAGGGTAGATTAATTTCTACCCTCTTTTTTATTGTTAAAAAATGGTATAATTACTAATATAATTACACATAGGAGACCACCACTCAATTGACAAACCTTAAACGAAGACTAATATTAGCCTTTGGGGTAGGGTTATGCGTAACAATTTTTGGAGTTATGGCTCCAGATCGTGCTCATGCTACAGAAAATCAAGAACAAGTTGTTGTAAGTCCTGCACAACAGGCAGTTAATGACGCCATTGCAACGGCTACTACAGAGGTACAGCAAGCCACTACAGCCACCAACAATGCAATAGTAGAGATAACACAAGCACAAACCGAATATTCCGAAGCCCAATCTATCACGGCAGAAGTAGCCACAAAAATATCTCTGGCTAATACAGAAGTAAATAATGTTCAAACCGCTATTAATACTATTAGCAGTGTTGATTTATCTGTTACCCCAATAGATCAAAGTTCTCAGATAGTTCAAGATGCAAAGGCTACAGTAACTGTTGCAACTACCGCCATAAATAATATAACAACACAAATAACAGAGGCTCAGACAGCAATATCTGAAGCCGTTGCAGCAAAAACAGAAGCGTCTACAGCACAGGCAACTGCACAAACCGAACTAACCCAAGCAAACCTTGCTATTGATGCTGCTCAAACAGCAGTCAATAATTTACAAGCCAC